GAAAATAGAAGAAATAACTTAATTGATTTAAGTAAATTAGCTAAAGTTAATATTTGTGGAACAAATTTAGTAGAAAAATATTTTCAAATAGTTAATATTAAATACAGAAAAATTGTATTTTAATAAAAAATTGAAAAAAAAAATTTTTTATATTATTAATTCTATTAACCCAAAAATTAAAACAAATCAAAAAAAAAAATAAAATTTCATTCTGATGGTTAAAGTATCAAATCATAGAGAAAAAACAAACGTTGGTAAAAAGCCAAAAAGTAAACACAAGAAAGAATTTAAAATTTGTAATATATGTTATGATGAGAAAAACAAAAAATTTACTAAATGTCCTAAATGTGAAAAAAAATTCTGTAAGAATTGTTGGATGAATAATTATAAATTATGCTCAAATAATAATAGCAATTGTTTAAATACAGAATGTACTCATTTTTTAGATAGTAAATTTGTTTTTAACAATTTTCCAAAATACTTTATGAAAGATTATATTAAAAAAGAAAAAGATAAATTAGTTACTTTTGAAAAAATTTTAGTTGAGAAAGAAAGAAATTATAATAGAAATAATGAAGATTTTCAATTTAAGTGTCCTTATGATGGATGTAAAGGATTTTTTTACACAAATAATTATATATGTACTTTATGTCAAAAACTAATTTGTAATAAATGTCATAAAATTAACAATGATAATCATGTTTGTAATTCAAATGATGTAGATAATATTACTGAACTTTTAAAAGATACAATACAATGTCCTTGTTGTAAAGAATTTATTCATAGAATTACTGGATGTGATGATATGTATTGCACAAAATGTGAAACTCATTTTAATTTTATAACAAAAAAAATTACTGGTTATAGACATAATCCACATGTAAATGCAGAAAATGCGAATAATTTTCAAGTAAATAATAATATAACAAAGGAATTTTATGATAATATAAATAATGAAATTAAACAAAAATTAAAAAATTATGATGAAGTAAAAGACAAATTAAATTTACATCAAGAGGCACATGTAGATAAATTGATATTTTCAACTTTTGTTTTTGAAAATAAATATTTTTATTGTCAATTGAGATACAAATTGCTTGTAATTGATATAGAATCAAATATTTTAACAAAAATATATTTTTTACCGTCATTATATATGGAATTAATTTATGTAAATCATGATAGAATTATTTTTACTATCAGTTATAGAAATCCTAGTAATATACTTTATATCAAAACAAATCAAGATGATAAATTAATTGTAAATCCAGATATTAGAATAAGTTTTTTAATTAAAAATTTTATAAAGCAAAAAGATAAAATTATTGATTTGAATAATAATGAAATTACAATGTATGATTTAAATCAATTTAAAAGATGTAATGTATGGAAATTACCAAATGAACATCTTAATAATTGTAGAAATTTTCATTACATTGAAAATAGAAATATGTTTATTTTCATCATGGAAGATAATTTACAATTTTTCGAAATAAAATCTGACTCTACATTACAATTTTTAAATGTGATTGTAACAAAAGTTAGTTCTATTAGTAGCTCAAATTCAAAATATATTATTGGAGTAGGTAAATTTAAACATAAAATTTATAATGAGGTAACAACTAGACATTATATAATTGATATAGAAAAATTTAAAGTCGTTAAAGAACTAAGACTATTTGGTTTAACTGATGAAGATATTGGTTCAGATAATTTATATTTTGAAGATGATAATACATATTATTACTACTCTAAACTTTACAATAGATTAAAATTTTTCAAAATTGATATACAAAAAGAACTAAAATCAGCGTTACCTTCTATTAATTATTATAATAAAACTGTTGATTTTTTAGATTCATCTGATAAATTATATAATTTTAATCCCGAGTTAAAAATATTGATAACAATACCAATATCCGATATTAAAAAGAATATAATTATACCTTATATATATAAATTCAATGAAAATTTTGATATATTTGAAAATGTAATATTTAAAGTAATGAACAATATAAGTCAAATTAATTCAATGATCTCATCTAGATATATTCTAAATAATGTACATGATTATAATGCAAATATTAGAGTAAGATATTTAAGAAATCTAATAAATGAGAACACTTTTGAATTAAAAATAAAGAAAAATTTTACTGAATTTTATAAAAACAAAGATATTATTGATATTAAAAAATCAATAATAGATTTTTATAATTCAATTTTAAAAAAATATAAAAATAAGTTAATTGAAAATAATAAAGAGATAATAAACGAATTAGAAAAATTTCAAGAAAAAATTAATCAAGAGCTTGAAGTAAATCATAAAATATATAAAGGTGATAAATTTGCTGTTAATTTATTTTCTTTTCCTTGTAAAGATGTTTTTTATAAAATCTAATTTTAAAAATTTGAAAATTAATTTTAGATTAATTTTAATTTAAAATAAATATATATATATGGATTGTTTAGATGTATATTCATTAGAAGGATGTTATTATTCAAAAAGTTTAGAGGAGTTATTAAATAATAAAAAGATAAAGTTTAATTTAAATAGAGTAAATTTTGAAAATAAAAGTAAAATCAAGGAAAAAAATAAGATGAATACTTTTCCACAAGTATTTTTAAATTCAAAAAATAAAGTTTATAAAGTTGGTGGATTTGATGATATAGATTATATTTTAAATGAAATGAAGACAAAGCAAAATTTAGATTTAATAATTGATAATATAAAATTTAAAACAAATCTAGATAAAAAAAAATCAATTAGATTAATTAATTTATTATTATAAGTATTATGAAAATTATATTATGTAGTAAGAGTAATATTAAAAAAGATATGATTAGTAGATGGTTTAAAGAAAAAAAAAATATAGAAATTGATTTAGAAAAAATAGATATTGAAAATGATGCTTTACCACCTCAGCCAATTGGGGATGATATTAAATTGATTTGTTTAAAAAAAATAAATGATATTAGAGATAACTATAATAATATAGATTACATAATTTCAATTGAAAATTATGTAGATATATTAGAGGATATGTTAAATTATAGATTATGTATGTGTGTATATAAGTATAATAGTAATGAATATCTTACAATAGTAAATGATGGTGTTTCTTTAGATTTAGATATAATGAACAATTATCCAAATTTTTTGTTAGTATTAAAAGATTTGAAAGATAGTTATAAAAATACAAAAAATAAATATATTTTTAATGGATGTGAAGATAAATTATCTAATTTAGTTCATAAATATTATCCAGATATTCCCAAAAATAATTTTATTAAACTTTTAAAAAACAAAAAATATGATAAATTTAATCAATTTTCATTATTGTTAGATGAAATTTTTATATAATTTAGTATATTAGTAACTAAGTTAAGAAAATTTTCATCATTATAAGAATTATTAATCCATAAATTGATATTTAAATCAGATTTTAGTAACAATTCATCTCGAATAACAATAATTTGTTTAGAAAAATTTCTTATAATATTTTTTAAAGATAAGTTATTTAAATTAATTTTTTGAATTAATTTATTTGCTAATTTAGTATTCTCAATATCATTAAATTTAATTCTATTAAAAACATACCAAATACACCATACAGCACAGAAACCTCCAGGATCTCCTAATTGTTTATTTTTTGAATGTTCTAAAAGTTCTAGTGTTTGAAAACCTATTTTAGGTAATATATTTTTAATATTAACATAATTTAATTTAAAAAACAAATTAGAAAAATAGGATTTTAATAAATTATCTAATTTATTAGGATAATAGTTAAAATTTTTAGGATATGTATTTCCATGTGGCTCAAATCTTTCCATACTATTATTTTTTTTATCATAAATCAAAATATTTGCGTGAGCTTTATCTCCTAATTCTATACCAATAGGAATAACATAAAAATTTAAATTATCATCAGATTTAAATTTTTTGATTTGATCATTTAAGTTATTTGGGAAAAAAATTTTTTGTCCATCCCATACAATTTCAAAATTTAAAAAATCATTAGTTAATTTTATATTTTTAAAATTCAAATAATAATCTCTTATTTCATCATTTTTATAAAAATTATCAGATATTGATGTTTTAATTCTAAAATTTTTTAATAAATATATCAAACCAAAAAGTATATCAATTCTTGAACCAGTATAAAATAAATTTAATTTCGTTAAAGTTTTAAATTCATCCATTTCTAAACAATAAGTTCTAAATTTTGTAGGATAATTAACTTTTTCATTTTTAATTAAATTTTTAATTACATCAAAACAAATATCTTTGTCACTTTTTTTTAACTCAATTTCTTCAAAATAATCTTTCAATTCAATCCTTTTATAATAACTTATTTTTTTTTTACATATATTAAATATTTCTTCATTGTATAAATGTTTACTATTTCTAATATTATTTATGTAAGATGTTGTAATTAAATTGTAAAATTTATCTTTATTATCATCATCAACAAAATCTATTGATTTTTTGTTATTTAAATTAGTAATATTATGATTTATTTTTTTAGTAGAGAGTGTATCATAAAATTTATTCCATAAATTATTTTTACATAATAATAAAAAAATAGATGAACCTAAATTATCTTGAATATTTAATTTTGTATTTTTTATTAAAAAATCTAAATCAATAGTTTGAATTACATATTTATTAATTTGTAATTTATCTAAAATTAAATGTAATACCGTTTTGCCAAACATGTTAGTATTGTTTAAATTTAATAAACTTAAATCTTTTTTTAATATATCAATAATATCATTAATATAATTTAATTTATTATAAATAATTACATAATGTAATATATTATTTCCTAAATTATCTTGTAGGTCTATATTTGATTTATTCAATAAATATTTAAATATTTCTATATTATCTAAAATAACAGAATACATTAATGGGGTCATTTCATTTTTAAAATCAGAATTATTAATATTAACTTTTTTATCATCTAAAATTTTTAAAATATCTAAATTATTATAATTAACTGCATATCTAATTTGATTTTCTCCATATATATTTACAGTATCATAATCATTAGAATTTTCTAATATAAACTGAAATATTTCTAACGAATTACTTTTAATAGATAAATGCAATAAAGAATTATTTTCAGAATCAAATTTATTAAATGATTTATTATATTTTTTAAATAATTTTAAAATTTTTAAATTTTTATAAATTATTGCATAATGGATTGGATAATTACCATTATTATCTTTTATTTCTGTATTTGATATTCCTGTAATTGTTGATTCATATTTTAATAATAGCTCTACTATTTCATCGTAATCATACTTAATAGGTAAATATAAAATACTTTTATTATCTGAATCTAAGATATCTATTTTACACTTTCTTTTTAAAAAAATTTCTAATAATTTAGTCTTATTATTTAAGATAATGAAATTTATTAAATAATTATTATTATCATCTCTAATATTTAAATTCATGTTTTCATTATCTGTTATTATCTTTTCAAATTCGTCCCATAAACCTTTTTTAGCTAAATTAAATAAATTTATATAAATGGATTTATCCATATATATTACTAATTATATTTTTTAAGATTAATAATCAATTTATTTAATAAATTAAATATTGAATAATCAGGAAATGATACTCCTAATATTGAAATAATCATTAAAGTAAATAAAACAAATCTACTTAATTTTAAACTTAATGGTACTAATGAAACATTGTTATCTAAATTACTAAATTTGTTTATTAAAAAATTATTATCATCCATAATATCCCACATAATTAACGTTATCATTGATAACATTATGTGATACAATACTATTTTATTAGGTAACATGAATCCTATCATCAAAAATATAATAATACCTATATTTACTAAATGTAAAAAATTACCTGCAATATTATTAACAAATATTTGATTACAAAATTCTTTTAAATGATAATAATATATTTCATCTAATCCTGGATTTCTATTTAAATTTTCAAGTAATTTGTTATCTATTAAATATTTTGAAAATTTATGATCATATAATATTTGATTATCTAATATTTCATCTAAGTTAATTTCATCAGTTTCGTTATCCAGTTCATTAATAGAAGATGACATGGGAATAATATTAGTCATATATATATATATAATAATATTATTTTTTAAATCTTAATTTAAAATGTTTTTATAAGAATATATAATTATTATTTAGTATATTATTTGAATTAATAGATTCTTCATAATCATCAGTTATAATATCATTATTATTAATATTTTGTTTATCTAAAATTGAACTTAAAAAAATAAAAGATTCATTAAGAATTTTTATTCTTTCATAATGATACTTTCTAATTAATGATTTACATTGTTTATAATCAAACCAACCAATATCACCTATTTCTATTTGTTGATTAATATTATTAGTATTCATTTTAACGTTTACATCTGGTTTACATAAAGCAAAATAATATACATGTTTATATAAAATTTTATTTGTTCCATAAAATATTTCTTGAATAGGTGGTAAATTAATTAATAAATTATAATCATTTTTATCTAATGATGTTTCTTCTTCAAATTCTCTACATGCACAATTAATATTTTTTTCTAAATAAATTCGTCTACCTTTAGGGAATCCCCATTCTGGTGTATTATAATCAAATTTTATTAATTTAATTAAATTTGATAAATCATTATTTTTTTTTAATATATCAAATTTCAATTTAGAATCTTCAAATTCATTCTTAATATATTTATTTTCCAAATTATTATTTATCCATAAATCTGACCATAAATAATCAAAAGAATTATTCATAATATCATTAATTTCAGAAGGTATCATTTGTTCAAATAAAGATATATAAGAAATTGTATTTTTTATATCATATCTACCTCTAATAAATTCTATGTATCCTAATGTCTTTCTTCTTCTAATCATCAGAAATTTGAATTTATTGATAAAATTATCAATTTTTAAAAGTATATTATTATTCATAGTATTACTTTTAACTAAATTGAAATATTTTTTAGAATTAAAATATTCAATTAATAAATTATAATCACTAATACTATCTGGTTTAATGGCAATAATTCCTAAACTAATAATTGGTTCATTACATTTAGAATATTTATGACCGAATTTACCACAATTACAACAAAATATTTTTTTTTTATAGATTTTAATATCATTCATTAATATGAATTATATTTAATTTCTTAAATATTATAAATTCATATAATTGTTATTGTTGTAATCTTTCTCATTTTCATCCTCATTTTCACTAACTTCTTCAAAGTCATTATTAATTTCTTCAATTTTTTCACTTTCAAAATTTTCATTAAAAAATTTATTAACTTCATCTTCTGATGGTATATCATATAAAATGGAATTAAGTACTATTTTTTGATCTCTAGATTCAAATTTTACACCTTTAACAATAAGAATTACATTGTCATTTGGTTTCAATTTACTTTTAGTTTTTACATGTTCAATTTCATTTAAATTATTAATAGTAAAATTATTTGATACTTCTTCAGATTTAACTAATGTAACAGAAATAATAGGACCATTAATAGTTTTAACAAAAAGTTTATTAATGAAAGCTACCTTACAAATAATTTTTTGTTTTATTTTTGGTAAACATAATCTACATGAAAATTTTACATTATAAATAGCAGAACCATCCAAATTTTCAGGAATTATTTCGCCATCTGTAAAATCTAATATTTTATAAATTTTAGTTATATAACCATATTCATTACACTTTTTCTCTTTATTTTTTTTTAAATTATTTTTTAGATTTAAGTACAAATCATTATTAATCTGGTATGGTTTAATACAAACTTTTGAATATAATTCTCTATCATTATAAGGTGATGATAATTCATTCATTTTATATATATAATACTATTTATATTTAAATATATTTTTATTCATTTTTTTTATTAAAATAATTATGAATAAATATTTAATAATTATACTGATTTTATTTTTTTTTTGTAATCTAATTAATATTGAAAAATTTAATGAATTATATTTAGTAAATTATTCTAAACTAAATTTTGATAATCAGATTAAATTAATTATCGATAATATAAAAAGTATTTTTGAAAAAAATAATTTTTTCTCTTCGAAATTTAAATGTGATCAACTTTTATTATTATTAGATGCAATAATTGAAGATTTTAATTCTATTTTAATGAAAGATTGCTCTTTAAAAAATGTAAAGCAATATACCGATCAATCAGAACTAAGTGTTATAAAAACTAACTTAAAAAAATATATTTTAAATGAAATAAATTTTATCTCGAATAATTACAAACAATTAATTGAAATTGAAATAACTAAATTTATTGATATTATATTTAATGAATATATAACTAATTGTTCTTCATTATAGGTTTTATTTTCTTACTAACATTATTTTTTTTTTCTCTACTATTATTACTCACTGATTTACTTATCACTTTAAACATTATAAATATATATAGATTTTAAAAATATTTATTTAACTTTATGTATTTAAAGAAAATTTTATGTATTTAAAGAAAAAAGATTTCTTTAAATATAAATTTTTATAGTATAAAATAATTAAAATATTAACAGATTATATGGATTGTAGAATCTGCATGGAAGATGATATTTTAGTTGATTTAATTGTCGAGTTAAAATGTGGTCATGATTTATGTACAAATTGTTTAGATAAATTAGTTTTAAATCAATGCCCATATTGTAGACGTGATATCGATAATAATAGTAAATTAGAACAGGATAATAATTCAGATTTATATTTATTGATTGAAATTCCAATATCTTATGTAGAAAATCCGATCCAAAGAAAGCGAAAGAAGAAGAAGAATAAAAAAAAAGTAAAAAGCTTTATTTCAAATAGTGAAAGAGGTGAATACGAAAGAAAAAGTAAGAAATGGAAAAACGAAAAAATAAAAGAGTGTGTCTAAATTATGTTTAAAAAATATAATATATATTATGGATTTATTATTTTTGTTTACATTAGCAGACAGAGTGAAATTAAATGTTAGAAATAGGTTAAAGTTAGTTAGAGATTTTGAATATTTAATTGATTATGAAGAAGATAATAATTATTGTAATAATTTTATATTAGGTAAGAGTGATGATAGTTTTTTTAATCAGTTTGTAAAGATGATTGAGAGAAGGGCAAATAAGTGTAAAGATATAAAAAGAAAGTTAAATGTAGATAATGTGGAAGCATTTTTAGAAAATTGGTGTGAGAAAAATTATTATATTTAAGAAAATAAAAGTTTATAATAGTATATGAATAAACTAATAGGTTTAAATAATATAGGAAATACATGTTATTTAAATTCTGCATTACAATTATTAATTAATTGTACAGTATTAACAAAAGTAATATTATCAACTAAATTTGATAATATCAAATTGAATTATATTAAAAATTTCTTTATAAATTATTCTAATTCAGAAGTATCAATTTGTCCAGATAAATTAAAAATAATTGTTGGAGAAAAGAGTAAAAAATTCTTATCCTTTGGACAACAAGATTCTCATGAATTCTTAATTTATTTATTAGAAGTTTTAGAAGATGAATTTAAAAAAAGTTTTACAAATGAAGAAATTTGTAAAATAAGACTATGTGAGTTAATTGGTTCCTTATTTGATATAGGTATTTCATCTGTTATTTACAGTGAAGAAACAAACGAACAATCAAAAACTCATATTAATGAAAGAATATTATCATTACCTATTAAAAAAGGAGAAAATATTACTTTATATGATTGTTTAAATGAATTTTTAAAAGTAGAAAAATTAGATGGCGATAGTAAATGGTTCAGTGAAAAATACAATAAAAATGTTGTTGCTTACAAAAGATTAATCTTAAAAAAATTACCTAAATATTTAATAATTCATTTGAAGCGTTTTTCTTATTTTTCTTCAAGTAATAAGAACAATAAGGTTGTTAAATGTGATGAAAATGTTGTGATAGAGGGAAGAAATTATGATTTAAGGGGAATTATATATCATAGTGGTACTGCGAATGGGGGTCATTATACATCAGTAATTAAGTTAAATGGAGAATGGTATTTATGTAATGATGGTACAATAACTAAATTAAATAATATCGAAAATTATTTAAATTATGGTTATATTTATTTGTATGTGAAACAAAAATAATAATATATATAGAATTATATGGTTAAGATAAATTTATTTATTTTTGCGTTATCATTATTTGTAGGATTATTTTTA